CCCCCCGACGAAAATAAGGTTCCAGAATGGGTGAACCACATTCCCACCGTTTCGGACGGCCCGCTGCTCAAAAGCTACCTTGCCGCCCTCAAAGCCGACATGACACCGACCTGCATTGACGGTCAGACCGGCTATTTCAGCAGCAGACACGGCAACTACGTTGTCACGCTGGACGTGCCGAACGGCTGTGTTTGCGGTAGCCACACCCGGCCTTGCAAGCACCAGTACCGCCTTGCAATGGAGCTTAATCTTATGCCCGGTGATTTCATCCACGATCCCAGCAAAATCAAGTACAAGCTGGACGGCGTAGATTTTGAAACTGCTGTTGACCGCATCGAGCAGCTTCCCGCCACGGCACAAAAAGAGCTGTTCGGCATCCTGTCCAGCCTGTTCAATGGCAAGGTGTACAGCGGCACTCTTTCAGAGGATTCCGCCCGCGCTCTTGTTGGCGGCAACGTGCTTTTGTGGATTGACGATCCCGCCGGGTATCGGCTCTGCACCGATCTGGACAAAAGCTCTTTCATGCTAGACAAGTACCTGCGTCGGAAATTCGACTTTGATATTTACTTTGACCCCTATAACCGTGGCACATTCTCTGTTCCGCACGGCTGCACCGCCGTCTATGACGAGAACGATCCCGGCCACCCCTACACCGTGACCGCGCCGGATCGCACCGAGCAGGACAAGAAGATCAACGCCATGCTTCAAAAGCATCACTGTGACCCGCTGGACGGCTTCACAGTGCGTTTTGGTGAGTGATAATATAAACTAACGCCCTCGACGGAGTTACCCGCCGAGGGCGTTCTATTTTGGCGTATTCGCAAGTTTGTTTTTCTGAGCGGTTCGGAGGATTTGCGGAAGCGGTTCATCGCACACGCGCATAGAGCTTTACCAACTTGCCTTTATAGACGGCTTTCCGGGCTGTTCCCTTGCCCGCTGTCCGGGCGACTGTTTCTGCCGGTTCTGATAGATTTTCTATCACTTTCCCGGCATACCCAGCACACCGGCCCTTTTAATCGCGCGCGTCATACGCGCGGGAGAGGATTTCTTCGATCATGGGAATTTCATCGAACATCCCGCCCAGAACGACCAGGGCCGCGTCTTTCCACCTCTGCGCGGTGATCTTCTTTTTGCCGATGGAAATAGCAATGCTTTCCCACGTTTTTTGTAACGACCGGTCGGCGTAGACATACCGCCCTTTCAGGATCGTTTTGTAATCATCGTTCAGCCGGTCTAATTTCTGCCGGATTTCCTGTAAATCCGACTTCAACACGACCCGCCGGACGATCAGCTCATTTTCCCGGTTCTGGTATGCTTCGTTGTCGGCCAGCTTGACGGCAAGGGACGCGGTGCTGTCGCCGGGTGTGCTGCCATGCGGCATCCCATCCATCGCAAGGCCCTTGATCGGGCTGTATCGGTCTTGCAGCTCGGCCAGCTCCATGTTGACACTATCAATCTGCTTCTCGATTTTGCCATAGTAGAGCAAAATCTGTTCAGTGTCCTTTTTCTGCATCCGCGTTTATCCTCCTGCCTGTCAGCTCTCAGATTTCTTTCCCGAAGATTGGCTTCGCGCCGGGTTCTTCGTCTATTGCCGCTTCTATACCCGTGGCCTGCTCATAGCACTGGGCCATTTTGTAGTAGGCCACATATTCGCCGTCTTTCGACCATTCAAGGAACTGCCGGAAGTTGCCCTGTATCTCTTTCAGGGCGGCGGCGATTTCTTCTGTGGTGTAGCCCAGACCGTCCATGACCTCTACAAAGAACCGGGCCACAAGATCACCCGCGCCGCGGCGTTCATAGAGCTGCACCCTCTCCCACTCTTTGCGCGGCCACTTCTCGACCGGCAGGGTGAAGTCCTCTTTCATCTTGGGGGCCGTGCGCTTGCGCAGATTTTCCCGTGCTTTCGGTGTGCCGTACACGTTGGTTTCCAGCGTGTACACCTCACTCCGCCGGATAAGCTCTGCCTGCCAGCGTTCCACCCCGTCCCGATCAAGGTCGAAAAGATTCTGCGCGGCAATGATGGCGCAGTACGTCACCACCTGCTCCACAGCGGCCCGGTTGAGCTTCATGTTCTTCATGGTGTCGCCCTTTGCGACCACGCAGCGGTTGACAGCCTTTTCGTACATCATCTTCCGCACTTCAACAGGCGGCATAGATTTTCCCATGTTCTTCATCCTTTCTGTTTTGCCAGACTCTTCCACGCTTTGACCTCTGCCGCCGTGTCTGCGGTGATATGCTCGATGAAATGCCAGCCCCGCGGCTCGGCCACAAGGTCAATGAACATCCGGCGACGGTGTATGTAATCGCGCTGCTGCCGCCGGACAAACTTCGATTTCACTTCGACGGCTTCAACCGTGCCGTCTGCATAGGTCAGCACAAAATCCGGGGTATAATGCACCGCCGGGAGCTTCACCGCGTCGTACTCTTTTTCTGGCAGGAGCAGGAACGTGCGGTGCAGCTCCACTTTCACGATCTTCCCGGTCTGCACTTTGGGCAGAATCGTCCCCATGTAATACTCGTACTCGCCCCGGCTGTCAAAGTCCATGCCGATTTTTTCAGCGGTGGCAACTGCGGCGGGGACAGGCTGCGGCAAGGCGCACTTTCCCCGGCTTCTGGCCGCGATCTGCGCTTCTGCCTGCGCCCGGTATCTAGGTGGCAGGTCGTCCAGCGTCAAACGGTTCAAGGCTGATTCCTCCTATTCCTCCGCTGTTCCGGCTTGCGGTACAGGCGCACGATCAGGTGGCGGGTGGCGTTGCCGGTTATGATGCACTCGCACCGGTGCAGGGTATAGCCGGGGTACATCCTCTCCCAGTAGTCTCGATCTTCCAGCCGGTTCTCGCAAACGTCTTTCAGCCGGGTGCGGCTCATTTTCCCGTCATTTGGGCGCGGCATCTTCGGCGGTTTCAGCCCGCGGCTTTGCCGCCAGTGACGTTTGCAGCGCACATTCTTGGTGATGTACTTTGCGAGGGATTCAATGCTGTTGTGGTCAAACTCCAATGGCTCGCACCGCGATCTGCCGCGCTTACCCCATGCCTTTTCAACCATTTCACGGGTCAGCCCCGCCGGGTGGGACATGATAACATGATGATGGTGACGGCTCAGCGGCTTGTCCCCGTCCATCGTGCAGTATTCCGAAACCACGATCCATTTCGGGTGTTCGATTCCGTTTTTGTCGCAGATACGGTACAATGCTTTGATGGCATTGGAAAAATCCCGGTCGGCACGTTGCAGATCACCGGGCGCAGGGTGGTGTTCTTCGTTGTAGGTGTATGTAACGGAATAGTCACCGAGCCGGAAGTTCCGGTTTGCCAGCAGTTCCAAATACCGACCACTCTTGCGCAGATTATACGATTCCTTGGCAATGCTGGTGGCAAGCTCTTTCTTTTTCCGGGTGCTGGCCTTGTGCTGCTGCTCTGTCACCTCGAAGAAGTCCACCTGCATAGAGGGGGCCGTGGCATAATTCATACCGCAGATAAATTTCTGTTCCCGAACTCTAAAGCCGCCGGTCATATTCTCCACGTCCTCCTTTCCGCAAACGTCATGGAATTTTCTTAATCATGGGCCACAAACACGAGAGGGGGAACGATGCAGAGGGGAAACACCGGGCCGCATTCCCTTTGCTCTCTATCCCGGTAGGCTGCTGTAACGCCGCCCTCGTTTTCCCTCTGCACTCCCTTTCCCCGCCGGAGGTAAGCGCATCTCTCCGCGCTCTTCTCTCTGTGTGTCCCTTAGTTTATCTACGGTATACAAGCCCCTTGCCGCCTCGTCAGGGCGGCAATTTAACGACGAGTTATATAATATAGATAGGGGCTTTGGCGGGCCGCTCAGACAAGCGACATGATCCACTCTGTCAGGTTTTGCAGCAGCACCGACAGCAGGTTTGACAGCACAATGCCAACACACAGCCACCAGAGGGCGATTGCGGCCAGTCTGCGGATTTCCGCCGGTTCAAGTTTTTTCATTTTGCTCTTTCCTTTCTTCCCATGCAGGGCAGGTATTTTCCGGGTCGGTGAAGTCCGCCCGGTACTCAGAATTTCCGTTGAAGCACACCCATGTATAGCCGTCATGCCATGCACAGGTGGAACATTCTTTTTTCATGTTCTGCGCCTTTCTTCTATAATCGAACCGCACACTGGACAAAAACTCCCGGCGCAATCGTCCAAACGGTGATCGCAGTTAGAGCAAAACGGCACTGTGTATTCTTCGAGTTTCAAAACCCGCTGTGTATAAACCGGCTTTCCATCGTACAAACACTCGTTTGTCGGAACAGGATCATATACGACAAACTGCTTGGGCCGTTTTCTCCATGCGATGTGCGCCACCGGGCGCACCCCCTCCGGGGCGACCCTCGGTGCGTTCTCAACCACGCACATGATCTGTTCCACTTCATCTTCCATGTCCGGGTTACTTTCGCCGCCCAAAATTTCAGGCACGTTCTCCCGGATTCTCCGAAGCAGCTCTTCCGTGTTGGTAAACTGTTCCATCTCAATTTCTCCCAGCTTTCAGCGCACATTCCGTGCAAACAAACTTCATATCCGGGTTGACCTGCAAAACCAGCTTCGCGTTGTTGGTCTGATACCAGCACTCCCGGCCACACTCCGGGCAGTTTTTTAACTTCCAGTCTGCATCCCGTGGGTGCTGGATGTTCTTTTTCAGCGGCATCATGCCGATTGCCTGTAAGACACTACCCATGATCTTCACCTTTGCCTTTCAGTTTCAGCTCTATTTTCGGCTGTGGCTGATCGCTGCGGTTCAGCGGCGAATAATAGCTGACGCACCCCGCAACGCCATCCGGGTTATCATGCCATGACAGCGCGTGGCGAATGACCAGCCAAACAATTTCTGCTCTGTACGGAATTTTCATCACATCCGAAATTGGAGCAGGGAGAACGCAACGGTTATACAGCTTTTCCATTTCCTCCCGCATGGTATTCCGCCGATGCAGGGCAACGTCAAAAGCATTCTCCCGCTGCTCGTTCGTCTCATACACATTGTTTTTCAGATCGGAATAAAATTTTTCCATGCAGAGATCGTCCGCCATATCCCAGAACTGACCCATGTGCAATCTCAGATACCACTCACAGGCTGTCTTTACCGCTTCTGCCACCGGTCGGCTCATGGTGATTGTCACTGTTTCCACTTCCGGCACGGTTTTCTTTTTCTTCTCCATGACTATCCTCCCTTGCGCCGGGCCAGTTGTTCCGCTGGCCGTGTTCAAACTTCTTCGCCATTGCTGCCACCTGAATTGCTTCGATAGCCAGATTTACTGCGGCTTCCCGAATGGCTTTGAAATCGTCTTTCGGCACAGTCTGGTTTGCCTTGACCATGTTCCACATCCGGGTTTCGATGTAAAGTTTCAGCGGCACAATCGCCCGTTCCGCTTCTTCCAGCTCTTCCCGGACAACATTCTGTCCCTCGTGCGGGCTGGCAAACTGGGGGAAGCGTTTGTTTGCTGCTTCCAGCTCCTTGTTTACCAGACGGCGAACATCTTTTCTTACTGCATCCATTGTTTATTCTCCTGTTTTAATTGCAGATCGTATCTACTATCCAATACACAAACCCGACAAGTTGCAAAAGCCTATCGCCCAGCGACCGGTGCTTCTTTTTCTTCTGCAATTTTTTTCTTAGCGAATTTGTTTCAGCTCGTTCGTCAGCAAAAGCAATAGACAAGTGTTCATTTTCTTCTTTCAGGCTTGCAATCATATTTCTTTGAGTTTCGATTATGCCCGCCTGCTTGATAATGACTTCTTGATTGCTTATCCATTTTCTTTCCGTTTCCGAGTGGATTTCCGGGGCCGCTTCTTTAGCCTCTTCTTCGATCATCCCGCAGTATTGCAGCAACACTTGTTCCGCCGTAACAATGTGTGTTCTATCGAATCGGTCAAAGCACTGTTCAACAGCATCCATAAGCTGCTGCGCACCCTCTATGTTTGCTTTCAGGCCACTTTCAATCATGTGTCTAAAATCCTCCTGACTGAAAATTTCCTGCTGGAAGAAGTCATTGAAAAACTGTTCTCCCTTATTGCTCAGTTCATATCCATCTTCTCGAAGCGCGTCATAGTCTATGAGGTGCAATACGCATTGTGCCTGTCCTAACCAGAGCGTTTCGTTGATTCCGATACGAATGTATCTTCTGCTCACCCTGTTTTCCCCTCCAAACGCATTCCCTGAAAGTCAGCAACGCCAAAACTCCCATCCTTGCACGGGTGACAAGCGTAGATTGTCAGTTCCATGACCTCTTCCGGTTCTTTCAAGTCAACCGCTCTGCACATGATTTTCATTACAAAGCTACGGTTACTTTCTTCTCCGCTGGTAGAGCATTCCACAAATTCTTCACCGCACAAGCGGCATTTGTATACTGCATCAAACATCTTCATTGTTCGCTTCGTTCTCCACTTCATCCGTCAGATTATCGAATGTCTGTTCATGCTCTTCCGGTTCGCCGGTGTGAGTTTCAGCCAGCATAGCGACCAGCTCTTGCAGTGTCGCTTCTGCATATTCGTTCAGGGAATAAGACGTGACAGCAGCGCGTACTCTCATACCATTTTTTACCACATAGTACGTTCTTCCGTCAGCGCGTTTTCTTTGATAGTAGCGGATAAACCCGTTGTTCTTGATTTCATCCTCAACCGGTGCAAGCTGCGACCAGCAGATAAGGCCGACCATGTGTTTATCTTCCGTTGTGACCGGGATAAGGATTTCTCCCATGTAGTAAATGCCGACGGCCATTTTCTTTACTTCTACTTCGCCCTTAACCGTGTCGTCCAGATTGAACCCCTCAAGATCGCTTTTGTATGCGCAATCAAAATCGTTGTAGACCACCTTTTCGATCATGGTATCTTCGCTGATTCCCAGCAGCGCACCCATTTGGCTGCGGTTCAGCGGGAGCGGGAAGCCTGTCGCACAGTAGATAGCCGATGCTGTTCCAATATAAAAGTCGTCGCTCTTGATATTGTGAAAGACGTTGCACACAAGCTGTCGTTTCACCATCTTTGTAACTCCCGAAAGTTTCATATTCAAACCACCTTTCTGATAACTGCAAACGGCGCATATCCGGGAAACTGTTCGTCTGCGGATTTCTCCGCCGCTTCACCGGCTTCGCGTTCCGTTTCCGCTTCAAATTCCTGTCCGATGATGATGCACGGCGCAGTCACGCCAGCACCATTCCAACCGGCAACGCTGATGTAGTACCTGTTCACAAGTCCCGCACCTCCGTTACACTGTCCACTTGGATTTTCTGGTACTGCGGGTAGTACAGGGCCGCTTCTTCTTTTGCCTTGTCCGCTGCGTCAAGTGCTTTCGGTGCTTCTATGCGGTACGGCAGATAGGCCGGTGTTTCCTGCCTATGGCGGTTTGCGTTGCTTCTTGCTCTGCTGCACCGCAGCATGACTAAGTATTTCGGCATTGTCCTTTCCTCCTGTTAGTTTCGGGCATTTCCGGGCTTGAACCGGTAGGGGCCTGTCCCCATGCTCACAGAATGGAGCCGCCGCGCCGGGCGGCTCCGGTAGGAGAAAATCAGTTGATCCCGTTGATGATGGGAATACTGCCATCACCGCCAACGTATGTAGGCAGTTCGCCATTCCAGAGGGAATCGACGTTTGTGATCCGGTAGTATTCCAGCAAATTGCTATTCAGGCTGTCATTGAGGGCGCGGTTTGCTTCCGCTTTCTTTTCGGCAACGTACAGCTCCGCGTCCGCCGCAACCTTGGATTTCTCCGCTTCGGCATTGGCCGCGATCAAATCAGCGTCCGCCGTTGCCTGCGCTTCGACGCGGCGTTTTTCCGCATCGGTTTCCGCCTTTTCCTTTTCCTGCTGAGCCTTTACTTTGGCTTCAACGGCATCCGTAAAGGTATCGGTGAAGTCGAAGTTGGTGACGCTGATATACTGCAAGTCAATGTTGTACTCTGCCAGTACTTCCCGCAGCTTCGTGTCCATCTGTGATGCAACGGCATCCCGGTTCGAGATAAGACTGCTTGCATCGTAGTGGGCGACCACGGCCTTGACCGTTTCCTGCACACGGGGAGTAATCAGAGTGTCCTCGTACTTCTTGCCGACCGACTTGTAAATCGTCATGGCATTCTGCTGGTTGATCCGGTAGCCAACGGCAACGCTCGTGGCAACTTCCTGAATGTCAGAACTGAACGCCGATAAATCCATGTTCATTTCCTGAACACGATTATCCATCTTGACGATAGACTGCCACGGCGACTTGAACACAACACCAGCGTCCTTTGTGCCATCTTCGACTTTGCCGAACGTGGTCACAATGCCTGTGTAGCCGGTGGGAACGTAGGACACACAGGACACACCGATCAGGATAACGGCGACCACGCCGGGAATAAATGCTGCGGCCTTGCCCTCTTCGGACAGGAGCAGGACGGCCAGCGCAACCAGCGCAGCTACCACTCCGATGATGAAAAAGATCATATTTCCTCGCTTTCGCTCATGTGCTTATGTACGGGCGAAAGCTGCGGTGGGATCTGACCGTGGGAGGTTCGGTTTCCACTTAATCACTTGTTCCTCCGAATCTGTTTCTGCTCTTTCAGTATTTCCGACACAAGTTCGATTAGGCTTTCCAGCTCTTGCCGTACAGCGTAAAAGCCGTATGCGTGTTTGCTTTCATAGGCATAGTTGAATATCACTGCCGCGGCGTGTTCAGACAGCCCATGCCCTACTTCTTCCCGTATTTTTTGGTATACCAGATCGTTTACTCTGCAAAAGCCTTTGTTCTTTTCTGTGTTTAGTCTGGCTACTTCATCGTTGTATTTCTTGTTTTCTTCTTCCAACTTCTCTCGGTTCCATTTGACCGGCATATTCTCGTCGAAGATATGCCCAACCTTGTACTTCTGCAAGCCGACCGGCTTACACGACATTTCATTTACTTGGTCGAACTCTCTCTGAATATCATCCCAGTCCATTGCTGCCCTCCGTGAAAATATCGGTATACTTCGTGTACACCTTGCCATTATGGAAGTAGAGGTTATAATCGCACTGGGTAATGTACCACCAGAGCTTCTTGTGATACTCCGTCAGCAAATCGTGGAGGTGGTAGGTTTCCTTGTAGTTTTCATCTACCCGCTGGCGGAAAGAAAGTTCGTCAATCTCTTTGCTTCCCGCCACATAACCGGCGATGAAAAGCACATCCTGTTCGGTCATATTGTCGTCAACGACAAATACCACGCGGACTATCTCACCGAACTTTCTTTTAACGTGGAGCAGATCGTCGAATTTATGGACGTGGTACACCACCCGTTCAAACCAATTAAGCGGGAAGTCTTGCACTTCCGGGCTATCCGGGAGATAGCTCGTGTGCATTTCCAACTTGACGTTTCGCCGCTCTGCCGTGTGGAAAAGACCCTCGTAGAATGACCAATGATCTTTCCAATGGAACAGCGGATCGCCACCACCAGACACCGAAACCCACTCCGGCCTTTCCTTGCAGAGCACCTTGTTGAGCGGTTCCTGTGTGCTGAAATTGTCTGTTTCGCTCATTTTCAGCCCATTGTTTCTTACGATGCACTCCGGGCAGGTGTAATGACAGCCAAAGTTCGTAATGATGCTGACATACTTTCCGGGGTTTGCGTTGACGCTACGCATCGGCATAACTGCTTTTTCACTTTTCATCTTGTTCACCTATTTCATTGCCCCATGCGTCCCATCCGGGCGACCGCTGGCGGGCAAAAAGTTCTATCCTCGGCACGTCACCCAGCAGCTCCACAATCCGCCGCCTTGTTTCTTCCGGCTTCTTGCTATGTTCCTCTACCGGGGACTCTATAACTTGACGTACTGCATGGCTCTTGATCTGCGCCGCTGGTTTGAATCCGGGCGTTACCCCCAGCAGACAAATCTCGGCGTTCGCTCGTGTATACGCTCCCATGCCCAAAAAGTTTGTGTTGCTCTTCCGGTTCTTCTTGATCCACACAAAGGCACAGGTCTTATACTCGAAACCCCATGCTTCCATGACGCGCAGGGCATCGGCTATCTGTGGGAATGTCGCCCACATGAAGCACACCGACCCCCCCCCCGCAAGGTTTTTAACCGGCAGGGCGCATATATCATCCGTCGTCATGGTGTTATAATGCTGCGCGGCATTGCCCCGGCTCTTTGGGCCGGTTCCACACTGGCGATATGACCACGGAGGGTCAGCATAGATCGCGGTGTATTTTTTATCTGGCAAATTCATTTGTTTTTCCTCTGGTAGCAGGTGGCACTCCGCAGGATGCAGGTCGTGTCCGCGATCACCGCTTTGTCGTCCCAGTATTCATCTGCGCCAACTTTGCGGGAATCGCTGCCCCACGCTTCGATCCACTCCGGCAAGCTCTGATTCACGGTATCAAAGTTCAGGCCCCACTCTTTGCAGGCTGCAATAGCTGCGTCCAGTTCCTTGCCCGCCCTGCAAGTCCACAGGATCAGGCCAGCACCCGCCTCCTGTTCTTTCTTGGCTTCCTCGATAACGTGCCAGTTTGGTTCCCCGATCTCCGGGTATTTGCTCTGACAAATGCACCCGTCAAAATCAATGGCTATCGCCCTGCGCATTTCGTCCACCCTTTCTTTTTCTGTTCAGTTCAGCAAGGTACTGTTTCCGAACATGGATTGCGATGTGCTGCGGCAAGTAATTGCGGTAAATCTGCGCACAGCCCTGAAACTTGTAGGCGTTGTGTACAATGAGCATAATCTTGATCTTGAACATTTCGGCTCGCCCGATCACGCCCGCGCGATATGCTCTTTCCATTGTTGCTGCAATAGTTTCTTCTTTTGTCATTCCGCTCACCCTCCAAGTTTCGGGTCGGGGCATTCCCACTTGTAGTCCTTAAATTGGATCAGCCGATACGTTGCGATCTCGCCCTCTACGATCTCGATTTCCTTGTTGAACTCCATGCCCATTTCATAGCCATACACTCTAAAATCCAAGTTGTACTTTTTGGACATTTCAATATAGGGCTGCTCTTCGATATTCCATGCAGCTTTCATGTTCACAACGAGGATCGACTTCTTTCCCTCTTCGCAGAAGTCCACATACTCGCCTTTTTCTATGAAGTTTCTTCTCGTCCCCTCGATATGAGCACTCTTGTCTACATACAGATACATTTCTTCGCTGTCGGGGTCGTGCTCAAATCGGACAGCACCCTTTACAAGCTCCGTGTGTGCGCCGTCGCCCAGCCAGTTCGTAGTGTAGCAATGCAGGCATTCCTCCACTCACCGCTTAATATCTTCCGGTTTCCCGCGGACTTTCAATTTTCCCTCTACCCAGTTCGGCATAATTTATTCTCCTTTCAAAATCCACACCCGATGCTCACCGTACCCGCTCCACGCAAGCGCGTTCTCATGGGTGTCAACGGCAACATCAATGTGCGCTCCCTGCACTCCCGCGCCCTTGTCCTGCACAATGCGGATTCCTACGCCCTCAATGTACAAAACCGTGCCATACGGAAAGATCGCCTGATCCGCCGCCACGGTTACGCCCGCCTGTATCGGCTGGCCGCTGGCTGTGATTCCGTGACCCTCTCCGCAGATATGCGGGTATTGCTCTGTGCAATAGGCCGTGCAGAAAAACACTCCTGCATCTTCCAGCTTAACCTTTCCGTCGGCCAACGCATCAAGGCGAAGCTGCATAGAATCTATAACCTCTTCGTCCTCTACTGCCCGGTCGATCCAGTGTTGCGCCCGGCTTGCGTAAATGTCCCGCTGCGTTTCAAGGTCAGTGATCCGGCTTTTCAGCACACCAGCCTTTGCACAGTTGATGATTTCAGCAGCACAGACCAGAGCTAGAATCGCTTTATCTCTTCTTGTCACCGTTCCACCTCTTTGGATTTGACCGCCAGCCACCACAGCGCGGCGTGAAGCGCATACTTCGGGCAAGCCTGAACCGTTGCCATGCCTGCCACGGTCTGAATCGCTTCTTCGATTTCCTCTTTCTTCGGCATCGACGCAAGATCAAACCTTGCCCGTGCCACCTTTTCCAGAACCCTGATTGCATCAACGTACAGCACGTTCTTGACCTCCTATTTGATTTTTTCTATCCTCGTCACGGTTATCTTTTCATACTCGCGACGGTGGAACTTTTGGATTTTGCGGCGGGCGTTGTACTCTGCTTCGCTCTCGCCCCAGCCGTTGACGCGGATTGTATGTACATCCGTTTCGTCAGCGGTGCAGCAGACGACAACCACCTTGTACCTCTGCATCTACTTTCCTTTCTGTGTTACAATGTTCGGGCCTCGGTCAATCATCGGGCTTCCGTCTGCACGAGCGGTCAGTGTTCTTGCTACCGTATCCCCGGCATTTGCAAAGGCCGTGTCCTGTACATCGCCAACGCTATACGCTACTGCGTGTTCATGTCCTTTTGTTATCGTATACTGCGGGTCGCCATCGTTGCCGATACCAAGTCCCGTTCCTCGACCAAGGGCTTTGTACCGCGTCGCAAGCATTGTGTTTATTGGGAAGCACCCGTGGCTTTCAAAAAGCGTTTGGTCTTGATGGGTTGCCAGCGTTGCGGAAAGTTCTTCTTGCACAAGTGCGCCCTTTCCGCCGCCCTCACATCCTCCACGGATTTTCATGGTATATGCTGCTGCCCCCCCCCCGCTGGGTTTTGATGCCACCATTCGATCATGCCATGAATAGCAGTCAGCAGTAAGTCCTGCAACTTCCCCCCCCTGCGGGATGCACGGGTCAAAATTCCATTGAGTGCCTTTTCGCTCAAAAACGACCACTCCGGCGGATTCTCCACAAGTATCGCAGATAGCATATATTCTTCGCCTGCGCTGGGGTACTCCCCAAAATTGCGCGTTGACGATTCGATAGGCAACAGCTCCGTAATTTGCGAAGTTCCTCCACTTTCCGTGCTGCCGAATAAACTTAGCTGCTCCACTTCCGGTAAATTCTCTAAGACAGAGCAGTTCATTGAGGACAACTTCAAAATCTTCACCTCCGTTCGATGAAAGTGCGCCCGGCACGTTTTCCCAGATCACAAAGCGTGGGTATCTTCCGTTAGTTGCTGCCAGCATTTCCCGGATGATCCGTATTGCTTCTCTGAACAGGCCGGACCTTTCTCCCTTCAAACCGGCGCGTCTCCCTGCAATGCTCAAGTCCTGACAGGGTGAACCGAACGTGATAATATCCACCGGCTCAATTTTCGACCCTTTTATTTCCGTTACGCTGCCCAAATGTTTCATGTGCGGCAGGTGGGTTCTTGTCACCGCAATCGGGTAAGGTTCTACTTCACTCGCCCAGACCGGATGACCGCCGCACATGGCGGCGCACAGCGGCATTGTTCCGCTTCCGTCAAACAGGCTTCCCAGCTTCACCTCATGCGGCGACTTTCCAAGCTCGCGGAATGCGTTCTGGATAAAGAAAAGGGCATTCGGCAACGCCATGCCATTTCCCCACATCGCATATTCTGCCGCCAAACTGTGCAGCCCATCGTGCCACCGCATCAACGCTTCATCGCTCTTTGCGCCGTCCGCGCGAAGTATGGTCTGTTTTGGTTTTGTCTTTTTGATTTCGCAACTTCTGGCATAGACTTCCCGCCAGAAGTTGAACTCTTTCGGATTTTTCAGCGATTCAATTTCCGCCCATCCATCCGGGAGCCCTTGCAATCGACTACATTCCAGCGGAATCAATCGACGGACGATCCAGTCCGGCTGTTCTCTTTCTTCGCAAACCACCGTTTCCGAACCCCCTCCCAACGCTCCACCTGATTTTTTAAGCGTTCCGCTCACATCATCCTCTATGTAACTGTCATATTGCAGCTCTCTATAAGCGACTGCGTGGCGGTCTACTGTATTCAGCGTAAAAGACGTATCTTCTTTTACGCCGCTCCCGTTTTGGTTGGTGTTCCTATCCACAAAATTCCCGGCCAGACACATTGATTTTTCGCTGTGAACTTTCATGCTACCCCCCCCCCCGAATCAAAATCGACTGTGACCTCATGGCCGACGCGCTGTTCAGGAGAGTTGGAGCAATACCATCCGAACTATACACCCTTGCTCCTTGCGGAAATTCCGGTGTCAAACATTCGATTTCCATTGACGTTCTCCATTCTTTCTTGTGCGGACGGTCGGGATCGAACCGACCTTTCGGCTCAGAGTAACATGGGAGCCGTTCTTCTCCATTGTGCATCCGCATAATAGACACCCGCCGCCCTGCTGAACTCAAAGAAAGACAGGGCGGCGGGGCGGTCTGATCTACCAAACCAGACCTACCACCTTTGGCTTGGGTGGATCGGACAAGGCATTTCTTCGCTCATGCAGCGGGCATACCTTTCAACCTCCGTCGTTGTCATGCAGGTATGGCTTGACGCTTCGCGCCTGCCGGTGCAGACCAGCTTTCATGATTTCGAGTAAAGCAGGTGCGGACGGGGTTCGGCCCCGCTTGCGGCGGCTGGTTGCGCATCCAGCTGTCCCGCACCACATGAAAAACCGCCCCGCTGACGCGGCGCAGGGCGGCTCGTTTACCTCAAAAGATGTTTTGTATCAGCAGCATCCTTGTCGGCTTTCTCGTAATGCTCACAGTTCATGTTGTACCCATCACACGGCGCACACTTCGCATCCGTGATCCTGAACGTGTGGCGACACTGTTCGCTCTTGCGAACTTCCTTTACGGTGGGGCTTCTAATGTGTACTTTCATGTTCTTACTGCTTCCCGAAGATGCCTTTAAGAATTTCTTTCAGCGCACCCTCGTCCCGGACAGCGTTGAAACCGCTGCTCATATCGAACGCACCGTTGCGGTTCCCGAACTCCGCCTTGCGCCGCATCGCCATAATGCGAATGGTTCCCACGATTGCCCTCTCCATCGCATCTACCGCTTCTGCGTCGTTAAGGCTTTTGAAAATGCCGTCAGCACCTTGCGCCACCAGAAAGCCCAGCTTGTACGGACTACCTTTCGCCTTTACCAGCGAGCATCCTTTTCCCTCGTCCACCACCGACAATTCAGCCGGTTCGTAAAAGCACTTTTCCATGTCGTTCATAACTTTGTCCTTTCTTTGCTTGATGAATATTCGGAAGTGGCGGCGCATCCCAGAGTCAGCACTGGGCGGCGGGGCCATGAGAAAATCCCCGCCTGCACTGGCTGCGCCATATAAAGGAGCGGTGTCGTACAGCGTGATGCTCCCGCTCCTACCCGTGCGGGTAGCCCTACCGTGTTCTTTTCATCTCCGGTAGGTAAGATGCCGGTCTTGCGGAAACCGGCTGACCGGTGCGCTCCCTAAGTGCCCGGTCATGTGGCAGGCGTGTCTCGGTACGCCCAGACCGTTTTTATTTGAACCAGCTCTTTGCTTTGTCCCAGTTCTGAACCGCAAATGCAACGAGCCACAATGCCGTTGGAATTTTCCAATCAAATACCCACCCTGCAAAACAGCAGATCAGGTAAACCGGAGTGGCGAACGAAGCCCACGATAGGCCCAACGCAAACCCCATGATAAAGCACTCTACAAAATAGATCAGCATTTTCTCTCCCGGCTTTTGGCTGCGCTACCGCGCAGCCCATCAGCTTTTCAGCGTTCAGCTTTCTGCTTCTTCTTGAAGAAAGCGGAACGGCCCCCGAAGCTCGTCCACGAATCAGAGCGCGGATTGATGAGGTACAAGTTGAACACGCCTGCACTCTCGCCATTGCTCCAGTAGCCGCCGCGGAACGGAATGTATTCGCCCTCAGTTGCATCAATGTAGCAGTAGGCTTCTTCCTCCCCGGCGAACAGCGCATACTCTTTGAGCATTTCGCTCTTGCATTCCGTCTTGACCTTGCCCCACTCAGAGCTGCCCACGCCGCCCGCTTCATCGTTGTCAGTGGTAAACACGATCTCGCTGCCGGATGCGGAAACATACACTGGTGCGCTCTTATCGTCCGTCAGCAGCTTCCAGTCGTCGCCGCACTGGGTCAGGTCGGTTTCGGGGAGTGCTGCATCGTTATTCGCGGCCACCATCAGCACACCGTTTTTAATCCGCAGACCGGCCAGCACTTCCCAGATATTGCCGCACAGATCGTGGACACCGGTTTTGGTGTGATCGTGCGTCCACGTTTCCGGGCCAGTTCCGGTGAGCGTCCGATTGCTGTTCGGTGCTTTCTGGCCGTGCTCCTTATGGTCGCCATGCCATGCGCCGTAGTCGGTGTTCCCGTGCGGCAGAGTCCCCAGTTTCAGACTAAGATTTGCAAGGAAGCCCCACTCTGCTGCCGTCATTGGATGCCAGCCCTCGCCCTTGCTGAAACAGGCTTTGGAGAAGTCGTCCAGCGTGATGTTTCCCGCCGGTTTCTGAAACGGCAGGCTGTACGGCTTTCCGTTAATCATCACATTGGGGTACACGGAAATATAGATTTCGTCGTATACCTCGCCGCCGATGATGAACGCCGGGTGCGGCTTGTCGCTGCCACCGAACAACTCTTTATTGCTCATGCGGCGGAATCGGTGCATGATGGACGGAATGCCCGCATCGTCATAGATTGCCACCACGTCCCAGTCTGCGCCGGGTGCAACTTCTTTCGGCGTGGTCAGCGGCTTCATATCTCCCGTGTTCAGTTCTTCCGGGTCACGGCAACCGTCCTCGAAAACGGAGGGAGGAAGAGCCGGGAAGTAAAATCCGGGTGCGGCATACTTGTCCGCCATGTCAAGGAATCTGCCGGACAGCTCCCGCACCATGTCGTCGCTTCCCTCTGCCCTCATGCTCAGGCTCATGTAGTCAAGTTTCACTTTCGCCATGTTCGTTCTCCTTTGCTGCTTTCATCTGTTCACGCCGTTTCTGGCGTTCCTCAAACTTGCGACGTTCCTCTTCTTCCCCTTTTCGGCGGCGTTCGGTTTCTTCGTACCGCCACCGGCCATAGGATTTACCCGCTGCATCCGCCTGTCGAACATCCAGCATCAGCCGATCCGGGGTAATGCGAGTTTTGCGTTGCGCACGTTCCGCCGGGGTGGTCTGGCTCTTTGCATTGCAGATCGGACACAGTTTGATGAACGGTGACTCTGCAATGAATGTTTCCTTACAGGCCGTGCAGGTC